CGGAGCCCAGCGACGCCGAGCGCGCCGCCCAGCTCCGCGCTCTCGCCGCCAGCCCCGAGCCCGCCGCCGACACCCTCGAGCACGCCCTCTGGCTCGCCGCCCGCGAAGCCCTCGCCGAGACCGCCGCCTGATTCACCCCCTCAACCTCGCCCCCTGAATGAAAAACTCCGCCATCGAATGGTGCCACCACACGTTCAACCCGTGGTCCGGCTGCACCAAAGTCTCCCCCGGCTGCGCTCACTGCTATGCCGAGACGCTCGCCAAGCGCGCGCCCAAGACGCTCGGCGGCTGGGGCCCCGGCGCCCCGCGCCGTCGCACGTCGGACGACTACTGGCGGCAGCCGCTGCGCTGGGATCGTGAGGCCGCGGCAGCGCTTCGCCGCTTGGAAACCTGCATTGCCGAGTTGTTCGCTGGCGATGAGAAGCGAGCCTTGGCGGACGGCTACATCAAGCCGGCGCGTCCCCGTGTGTTCTGCGCTTCGCTCGCCGATTGGCTCGACGACGAGGTGCCGCTTGAGTGGCTGGCCTACCTGCTCGATCTGATTCAGCGCACGCCCAATCTCGACTGGCTGCTGCTGACCAAACGCCCGCAGAACTGGCAGTCGCGCCTCCGCGCTGCAGTGACGGAGGCCGCTTTGATGCGATCCGTCGCGCTAATGGACATGCTTCACGCCTGGTTTGCAGGCTCGGCCCCGGCCAACGTATGGGTCGGCACGACCGTCGAGGACCAGACCCGCGCCGACGAGCGCATCCCGCACCTGCTCAGCATCCCGGCACGCGTGCGGTTCCTGAGCTGCGAGCCGCTGCTCGGGCCGGTGGACCTGCGCCGGGCCGGTGCCTTGTGGTCCGATATGAACGGGGAGATTCGCCGCGAGTATCAGCAGCCTGCGCAGCATGTCGATTGGGTCATCTGCGGCGGCGAGTCCGGCCCGAAGGCGCGGCCGATGCATCCCGACTGGGCGCGGAGCCTGCGCGATCAGTGCGCCGCGGCCGGCGTGCCGTTCTTCTTCAAACAGTGGGGCGAGTGGCTACCTGACGGGCAGCGCGGATTCACGACGAGCGGCGCGATAACTTGGGGGCTTGTCCATCGAAGCGGGCAGTTCAGGTCCGTCCTTTCTGGCGGTAGCCGCATCGCAGAATCAGATCCCACATGGCGCGACGGCGAAGAGGGCGTGACTCGCGTCGGAAAAAAAGCCGCCGGCCGCCAGCTCGACGGCCGCGAGCACAGCCAGTTCCCGGAGGTGCGACATGCGTAGGCGCCCCCAGCCCATCGCCCATCGCCTCCAGCCCATCGCCCACCGCCCACCGCCCACCGCCCATCGCCCTTCCCCATGCCCATCGGTCCCCAGCGTCCCTGTCGACATCCCGGTTGCTCCGCGCTTGTGAGTCTGCCGGCCACGCGCTGCACGGCGCACGACCGCGCGCAGCGCTTCGTCGCCCGCGTGCGTGATCGTTGGCGCGGCACGGCGCACGAACGCGGTTACGATGGCCGCTGGCGCGTCGAGTCCCGCGGTTTCCTCGCCCGTTATCCGCTCTGCGTCGGCGTGCTCATCGCCACGCCCGAGTGGAGTGCGGACTTGGCGCAGGAATTTCACGCCCTGCGCGAGGCCGCCCGCGAGCGCGGTGAGGTGTTGTATCTCACGCATCGCCCCACCGGCCTGACCGCCGCTGCCCGCAGCATTGCCGCGTTTCTGGCGGCTCATCCCATCTATCGCGTCGAGACCTGGGACCTGCAGCGCCCCGCCACGGTGGTGGACCACATCATCCCGCACAAAGGCGACACGGCGCTTTTCTGGGCCGATTGGAACTGGCAGCCCCTCACCAAGCGCGCCCACGACCGCAAGACCGGCAGCGAGGATAGGAACGGTGCGGATCAGCCACGCCCGGCGAACGTGAAATCTCTATGAGCGAAAAACGCACAATCGACGACGCCTCGCACAACGAGTGGGAGGCGGAAAATAAACGACAGGCCGATAGCCTGAGCGCACGCGCAATGCCCGAACAAGTGCAGATGTCGGGCGTTGCTGCTGTGGCCGCTGGATCGGCGGCTGCGAACAAGGTGTGGCAAGCGATGCAGCTAAAGGCCGACATGTTCGACTACCTCTGCTGGCTCGACGGGATGCAAAGCCCGGAAGAGCTCCACGGCGTGCAAAGACTCTGCATCGCCAGCGATGGGACAACCTGCTGGGGCCACACCTACGCGGATGCCGTGCGCGTGGCGATGGAACACGACAAAGAAATCTTCGACGCGATGCAGACCCAGCCGCCGATCATCGTGCATGAGCCGCGGCCATGAGCGCGCCAACTGAAATGCCTATCCTCGCCCCATCCCTCCCGAATAAGGACGTGCCGCTCATGGACGTTGGCTCTGGGCACCTGGTTAGGCGGTCTGGGAAAGTGATCGCCCGCTTCTCGTGCGGCGCTGCCTCTGCGGTGGCGACAAAGCTGGCCATCGAAAAATATGGCACCGTCGAAATCAACTACACCGAACCCGGCAGCGAACATCCCGACAACGTGCGCTTTCGGCACGACTGCGAAAAGTGGTTCGGGCAAGATGTGCGCGTGCTCAAGAGCGCGAAATACGCCAACATCGACGAAGTATTCGAGGCGCGGCGCTTCCTCGTATCGAACCAAGGCGCGCCCTGCACGTCGGAGATGAAGCGCAAACCCGGTGACGCCGTGTGGGAAATCGGCGATGTGGAAATCTACGGCTACACCGCCGACGAAAAACACCGCGTGGCCAAATGGCAGGCGATGAACTTCGAGCGGATAATCGAGTGCCCGCTGATCGACAAGGGGCTGGATAAAGCCGACTGTCTGGGGCTGCTGGAGCGCGTCGGAATCGCGCTGCCCGCGATGTATCTGCTGGGCTTCCGAAATAACAACTGCATCGGATGCGTGAAGGCACGCGACAATCTCGACTACTGGAAGCGCGTGCGAAAGCACTTCCCTGCGGTGTTCGCACGCCGAGCGAAGCAAGAGCGCGACTTTGGGTGCGCGATAAACCGGCAGACGCGCGACGGCGTGCGGGCCGAAATCTACCTCGACGAAATCGAGCCCGGCGAGCCGAAGGGCGCGGACCCACAAATTTCTTGCGGACTATTCTGCATGGCCGAAGCGGACGGCTTTTCTCCGCCTAACGATCCGCATCAGCCACTCGGGAAATGAGCACCGCCAAACAGAAGTCAGGCCCGACCGAGTTGCGCTGTGGGCGGCTGGTTGGGCGCAAAGGACTCACGAAATACCAAGGGCGCTGGGTATGCGTGCGCTGGTATCAACGCTACGTGCTCAACCGAGCTGTGCCGCGGAGGCCATACAAGAAACACGAGCCCATCCTCGCCCGCCTCTACCTCCCACAAATAAAAGCCGTGAACGAACCTGCGACGGTGTGGCTCGTGGACGTAGCATGCAAGGCGCGCGTGCGAGAAGTGATGGCCGTGCAAGACGCCTACGCTCTGCCGCCCGCAACTGAACTCCCGACCTTTTTTGCGCCCAACATTCCGCAGTCAGGGACGGGCGAAGCCCGTTCCCTGTGATGCGCTGGTTGGGCCTGCCTTTTATTTCCGATGAAAACTGAATACCAAATCCGCAACCCGCGCCTCGATGGGATCTACATCAGCTTCGATACCGAGTGGGAGGCGATGCGCTACTGGCGCGAGAACGTCGAGGGCGTGCCGGAAACCAACACGATCCACGGCGCGGTCGTGGTGCGCGCCACATGGGAGACTCACGCCGAGGCCGAAACCGCCCGCTTGGACTTCATGATCTCCGAAGGAAGCATCGCGAAATTCAGCGAAGCGTGCCTCGCGGTCGATCCAGACCTGATGCGCACCGACTGGCCGAAGGCTGCGCGCATCGCGATGGACTGCGCCAGAAAAGCACCGCCACGCACGGCAACCGTGATTTGGCCCAACGACCGAGATGTGCCGACGAGCGGCACGAACGGAGGACCTTAATATGCTCACCGAATACGACCAAAAACTAGCAGAGGCTTACGCCGCCGGTCGCCGTGCCGGGATTGCCGAGATGCAGAGCGAGGGCATAATCAACGACCAAGGTGCAGCGCCGCTCGTTGGCACTGGGGAGATGGTTGGGCCACTAGCGGTCCGCCATTGGAAAGCGCCCTTTCGCTACGATGCTGAAGGTCAGACGATTTGGGACGCCAACAACGAGCGGGCGCTAGATGTCCGCGGCTGGGGCTACCTCACCGGACAAGGCGCCCTCGGACTGCCTGACGCCAAGGCTGAAAAGATCATGGACGACTTCGGCCAGAGCGTAGTGCGCATCCTAAACGCGCAGTGGCCCAACGATTCGTATCAGCCGACGCCGGGCAACGGTGCGGCGAAGCAAGGAGAACATCCAAAATGAAAAAAGACACTGAGAAGTCCAACGCCCCGGCGTTGGCTGTGGACGTGGGTTCGGCGAAAGCTCGCGAGACCATACTGGCCCTCGCAAACTACAACTCGTGGAGGCGTGGAGATGAGGCGCTGGAAATGCCCGACCCCGCCGAAATCGGCGCGTCCATCGACGACGCCGTGAACCTGCTGCGCCGATATGACGAGGTGGAGCGCGAAAACGCCCGCCTGCGTGAATCTCTGCAATCGCTCGCCTATCTCTCCCGAGATCGGACGCAGACGCGAATCACGCTCCGCGACCGCATCGCAGACATTCTCTCGCCGAACAACCCGGTCAGCGAGTCGGCGAAGCCGACTTCGCTGTAGTGGCTGGTTAGGCGCTTTTTCTCGAACAACCAACGCATCAACAAATCCAAATATGAAGACATCACACCAACTCGCCCGCGAACTTCTCGCCGGCCCCGACCTGCCAATCTTCATCGGCGACCCCAATGCCGACGAACGCGAAGACGTATGCAAGGAGCCACAACTCTCGCTCGTCGAGGGATACACAACACCGACCAGCGGAGAGGAAGTCGAGATGATCGAAATCCACGGCGGCGCTCCAGTGGTCGCAGACATCAACATCGAATTATGAAAACACTCCTGCTCGTTTTTCTCGGGATGGCGGCCGGCTGGTTCTGGTGCGTCGCAGAGCAATTCCGTTACCAAAAAATCTACTCTCCACTCCGGCCCTCGCTTGTGGCGCTTCTTGCGCTGGCCATCGCCGCTGCCGTCGCCCTTCACGCCCATGACTAGCGAGGACTGGTGTTGGATATTAATAGGGGTTTTCTTCTTCCTGCTTCCGCTGTTGGGGCTTATCGCGGCCGTCCAAGTGGCCAGCAGACAAACACAGACTAAGCCTAACAACCCAGTCAGACACGAAGGGGCGCAGCCCCGGAGTTGTCTGTAGTGGACTGGTTCAGCTTCCTTTTATGGACATCATCGAAATCTCAAAGCAGGTAGCCAGCCGAGCGCATAGCGGGCAACACCGCCGCGATGGATGGACGCCCTACATCAACCACCCTGCCGCCGTCGCCGGAAAGCTGGCGGGCGAAAGCGCCGTGGTGATCGCAACGGCATGGCTGCATGACGTGCTGGAAGACACCGCCGAAACACCGGAAACGCTCCGCGCTGCTGGCCTACCCGATAGCGTGATTCACGCGGTCGAAGTGCTGACGAAAACGGAGGGCGTGAGCTACGACGAATACATGGGCGGCGTCCGGCAAAACTGGATCGCCAGAAAGGTGAAGGTCGCGGACATGCTGCACAACCTCAGTGACGCACCGACCGAGCGCCAAATCATCAAATACGCGAAGGGCCTGCTGCTCTTGCTGAACCCGCGAGTGAGCCAACGCCGATGACAGAGCCATGACTTCACCCATGAGCAGCGTCGGCGTTGGCTCTAATCGCTTGTTCTGTGGCCTGGAATCGGCGCACGAAAATGGAATCGGAAAGAGCTCGCAATGCGTGCGCGCACGCATAATGTCAAGACCATGAAAAAAGAGATTCCCCTTCATGCTCTGCAAAGCCTCGCCCTCCTCATCGACCTAACCGGGCGAGCTGATCATTCTCCTGCGGAAATCCGCGATGTAGTGGCGGATGAGTATTTAGCGGATCACCAACGTGCCCAGCTCCTTGACTTTGCTTCCGCCAAAGAAACGTGGATGGCTAAAAACCAATAATGAAACACCGCTGTCCAAAGTGCGGCCACCGTTTTGACGACAACGCGCAGGCGAAGGCCGCGAAAGCGCGCTGGAAGGCGACGAGCAAAAAAGACCGCTCCGCAGCCGGCAAGGCTGCCGCCGAGGCGCGTTGGAAAACCAAGAAGGCCACGGGGCCACAGAACACCGCGATCTGCCACGGCAGGGCGCAGCCCTGACGTTGGCGGTATCAACTGGTTCTCCATTTCTATGAAACTCACACAACCCGACTTCGGCATCGCGATTCGCACTCTGCGCGAACTCCACGATGAAGGAATCCAAACCGTCGCGGCCCGCGCCGGAATATCCAAGGGCCTGCTCTCGCGCATCGAGCGGGGCCACGATGTGCAACTCTCGACCGTCAACAAAATCCTCAATGCTCACCGGCTCACGCTCTGCGTGAAAGCCAGGTGAGAGACACGCGATGACTAAAAGAACCGAACGATTCATGGCGGAACTGGAAACCGCGCAGCATGTGCAGCGCGTGGCGCTGGACCGCTACAATGCCGTGATGACGCTTGAGCAGGCTCATGCCTGCTGGGCGCAACACAGTGACGACTACTGCGCCGGCTGGCTGGTCATCGACTCAGAGCGCCCCGTGGGCGAAGCGTGCCAGGCCATCACCAAATTCCAGGAGCGTCACGGGAAGCTGCCGTTGGAGAACATCGGCAGTCAGACACAGCCGCCGACCACTAACAAACTTTGACCATGCCAACCCTGACGCACGAAAACAATAACGCGGCCGACAGCCGGACAGACAAGGCTGTTGTCTGTGATGCCTTGGTTAGGCGTCCTCTTGGCCGCCCGCTGAAACCCGATGAGCGCATCCCGTGGCAACCGCGTTGGAAGCCATGCTTGCGCCGCCACTTTTTCTGCCGTGCGCACCCCGGATGGGGTGCGGCTGTGTGCTGGTATGAGTGGGCGATGTTTCCGGGGGAGTGGGCAATCAACTGGGGCATCGCGTGCAAGACCATGCGCGAAGCAAAAACCATCCGCAAATTCCTCGAATCTCGCGTCACCCAATTCGGCTACGGCGGCGGCGTTCCTTTCGAGGATGTCGTCTATGCGATCACCGGCGAGCGCATCCGCGCCTAACAAGGATTAGCCCACCCCAAAAGTCCCCTATCATGAACAAAGCGGAAGCCTACAGCCGGACCTTTGACGTGTCGCGCAATCGCGCGCGGCATTGTTACAAGACGGCCGTCACCTACGCGGAGCGGGTGCAGGAGTTTGTCGCTTTCTGCCAGCGCGAGCGACCCACCGGCACCAACGAGCAAAAGGTCTCGGCCTACCTTTCGCACCGCGCGCCGCGCATCGCTGCAGCAACGCAAAACCAGATCCTCAACGCGCTGTTGTTCTTCTTCGCCCATGTCGTCGGCAAGGAGCTGGGCGACATCCCCGGCTGGATGCGCGCCCAGCGGCCAAAGCGGCTTCCCGTGTGGCTCAACCAGGCCGAGACCCGCCGCCTCCTTGCACTCATGCCCGGAAGGTTCGGGCTCATGGCGCGCGTCACCTACGGCTCCGGCCTGCGGCTCATGGAGTGCGTGCGCTTGCGGATGCAGCATGTCGACCTCGAGCGCCGCACGCTCTTCATCCTCGGCGGCAAGGGTGACAAGGATCGCGTCGTCCCGCTGGCCAAGGCCTGCGTGCCCGAGCTGGCCGCGCATATCCAGCGCTGCCGCGCGCTTTGGGAAGGAGACCGCGCCAACGCCGTGCCGGGCGTTGCCCTGCCGGATGGCTTCGAGCGCAAGGCGCCGCGCGCCGGTGAGGCGTGGGAGTGGTTCTGGCTCTGGCCAGGTCGCTCGCTCTCCACCGACCCCGAGACCGGCATCGTGCGGCGGCATCATGTGCACGAGAAAGTTTACTCGCGCGCCCTCAAGGTGGCCGCCAGGCGCGCCGGCATCGGCAAGCGCGTGACCATGCATGTGCTGCGCCACTCGTTCGCCACGCACGCGATCGAGCAGGGCACCCCGCTGCCCGTGCTGCAAAAGCTCCTCGGCCACTCCCATCTGGAGACCACCAGCATCTACACCCACTGCCTGCCCGAGCTTGTGACCAATAACCCCAGCCCGCTCGACGCCCTTGCCGGCCCCACCGTGCTCCAGTTCCCATCCCCCGCCCAAGCCCGCATCCGCACCGCCTGACCTCTCGCCCTTAGCCTCTCGCCTCTCGCCCAATCCCCACACTCGCAGCTTGCGCCGCGTCGCCCTTTTCCTCTCACCCAATCCGTAAACTCTCCCGCCCATGAAAGGCCGCCCGCCAAAACCCGCCGCGCTCCGTGCCATCGATGGTGGCGCCTCCCGCCGCCGCGACGATGGGATGCAGGAGCTTGACCTGCCCGCGGGCACGCCCGAGCCGCCCGCCTTCCTCTCCGCCGGCGCGAAGCAGGAGTTTTTCCGCATCGTCAAATTTCTCTGCCAGCGCCCCGGCTTGCTCAGCCCGGTCGACTGCGCTGGCCTCGGCACCTACTGCTCCTATTACGATCAATGGCAGCAGGCCGAGCGCGATCTCCCCCGCCTGCGCCAGCGCACGGAGGAGTTGGAAGATGCCCTCGCCACCAAGCTCTCCGCCCGCGAGCGCCGCGCCACCGAAAAGGCCTACGGCCGCGCTTTGAACGCCCTTAACAAGGCGCTCGGCGAGCGCAACAAGGCCCGCCGCGAGATCCGCGCCTACCTCGGCGAGTTCGGGCTTACCCCGGGCGCCCGCGCCCGCATCCGCGTGCCCAACGGCCAGCAGGAGCTCCCGCTCGGCGAGAGCGATCCACTCGCCTCCGCCCGCTCCTCCCTCGCCGGCGCTTGAGCTGTGAGCACCGCCGCGCGCCTATCACCAAACGGTCCCGATCAGCCACGCCCGTGAGCGTGGCCACCACTCTATGAAAAATCCCAGAGGAAAGAGCGTAGAAAAATCGTCCGCCAAAGGACAGATGCAGGGCGTTGCTGCTGTGGCGGGTTGGTTAGGCCCTTGGACTCTGTGGTCTGACAAGCCACCAAAAGAACCGGGGATATACTGGCTGGCAGGATACTTCCCAGCCGACGACGATGGCGAGGCCAGCACCGAACCGGAAGAACCAATCGTGTTTGAAATATATGCCTACCACATCAGCGGCGAATACGCAATCCAGAGCGTCCACGGATACGCGCCTGAAAATCTTGTCTGGTGTGGACCGCTCATAGCGCCGGGATTTGAGCCTAACCATGAAAATCCAACGCATCCCCACACCTGACATGCAGCGCTGGCCGGTGAACAGCACGCGCCACCTCCTTCCCGTCGTCGCCCTGCGCGGATTTCCCGGGCATGGGTCCGTCAACCTCATCGTCGCTTTCTGGAAGTGGCGTGCGGATTTCGTCCTTTGGTAGCGCCTCTGCGTCTCTGCGTGCCAAAGAAAGCTATCCGCTCCCGCCCGCCACCGCCTCCTGCCTTCCCGCAGGCCGAGCGCGTGCACGCCTACGCGCGCGCGGTCGTGGCCGGCAAGATCGTGGCCGGGCACCTCGTGCGCGCGGCCTGCCAGCGCCACCTCGACGATCTCAAACGCTCCGACCTCGTCTGGAAACCGCAGGCCGCCGAGACCTGGCTCAACTTCTTCCAGTCGCTGCACCTCGACGCCGGCGTGCCCTTCCGCCTCATGGAGCATCAGGCCTTCAAGGTCGGCTGCCTCACCGGCTGGCACCGGCCCGATGGCCGCCGCCGTTACCGCGTCGCCTACATCGAGGAGGGCAAGGGCAACGGCAAGACCCCGCTCGCCGCCGCCTTCGCCCTCGGCGCGCTCTGCATCGATACCCAGCCGAGCCCGGAGGTCTATCTCGCCGCCGCCGCCAAGGAGCAGGCCCGCATCTGTTTCAAGGACGTCGAGAAGATCGTCCGCGCCACGCCGTTTCTCGGCAAGCACCTCGAGGTGCTCACCAATAACATCGCCTACGCCGCGCGCATGGGCTTCATCCGCCCGCTCTCCAGCGAGGACCGCGGGCACCACGGCCTCCGCATCCACCTCGCCGTGCTCGACGAGATCCATGCGCACGGCTCCGGCGCCATGGTCGACGTCGTGGAGGCCGGCACGAAAAACAACCGCAACTCGCTCGTCCTCCTCATCACCAACTCCGGCTCGGATCGCCTCGGCCCCTGCTGGGCCTACCACCAGCGCGCCGTCGAGCTGCTCACGCGCGGCACGCGCGACGACGAGCTTTTCGCCTACGTCGCCACGCTCGATCCCTGCAAGAAGCACCGCGCGCAGGGCCGCGTGGCGCCCGAGATCAAGTGCCCGCACTGCGACGATTGGCGCGACCTCGATCTCCTGGCCAAGGCCAACCCCTCGCTCGGCGGCGCGTTCTTCGACCGCGATTACCTCGCGCGCCGCATCGCCCTCGCGCAGAAGATGCCTTCGAAGCTCAACAACGTCCTCCAGCTCAACTGCTGCCTCTGGACGCAGAACGACACCGGCTGGGCCGACATGGCCGCGTGGGACGGCCCCTGCCACGAACCCGCGCTCCAGCTGGAGCATTTCGCCGGCCGCCGCGCCGTCATCGCCATGGATGCGGCCAACCGCGTCGACGTCACCTCGCTCGTCTGCATCGTCGAGCGCGAGGAAGGGCAGGGCACGCTCGATCCTGCCACGCTCCCCGCCGCCGCCCGCGAGGCGCTGGCCGAGCTGGCCGGCAAAGGCAATGGGACCGAGGTTATTGATCAGGATGCCGAGCCATCATCGCCCGCCTTGAGCGCGAGCGGCTACGCCGTGTTCGCCTGGCATTTCGTGCCCCGCGGCATGGTCGACAATTCCTCGCAGGCCAATCACGACGCTTACAGCACCTGGGCGCACGAGGGCCGGCTCGTCGTCACGCCCGGCAACGTCACCGATTTTGCCGCCATCATGGAGCGCATCCGCACGCTGGCGGCGCTCCTCCGCGTGCAGCGCTTCCAGTGCGACCCGCGCGAGCTGGGCTATTTCATGCAGCAGCTGCAGGTGCAGGAGTGGTGCGGGTTCGAGGTGGTGGAGGTCACGCAAAGCCCGGCCATGATCTCGCAGCCCATGAAGCAGCTCGAGGCGCTCATCGCCGCCGGCCTGCTCCGGCACGATGGCGACCCCGTGCTCCGCTGGATGGTGGCCAACGTCGTGCAGAAGACCACGCGCAGCGGCGGCCCGCTGAAATACTATTACCCCACCCGCACCGGCCCCGAGCGCAAGATCGACGGCGCCGTGTCGCTCATCATGGCGCTCGACGGCATCCTCCGCACCGCGCAGCCGGAGCCCGAGCCCGGCATGATGATGCTCGGCTGATTTACGCACTAAACAATGAAAACAAACCCTGAAATTCAAACTACTGGCCGTCAGACACGGAGAGCCATCTTGAAGGCCTACGAAGAGCACGGCGCCACGGTTGAGCAATTGGCACTGCTGTATTGCCGCACTAAAAAACAAATCTTATGTGAAATCCATCGCGCGCGCGTCGAAAAAATGGAAGGAATCGGTCAAGAGCTTGACGGATTGAGCTCACGCTCTGCACGCGTGCTTGCACTACAAGGTTTGAGAACAAAACGCGCTGTAAAGGCAGAGATGCGCGATGGTCTCATATCCGGCCTTACAGCCTCAACCCATTGCGAAATTGAAAAATGGTTAGGTGCGGAGGAGTCAGAAAAACCCAGCCGAAGCGAATATCATGTAATTCTCGAGGTAGAAAAGGCCCGAGAAATTATTGAATACGACCAAAAGCTAAAGGCGTGGGTGGCAAGTTTGGCGACAGTAGGACTATCTGTTGAAGAAAAGACCATAGATCGTGAAGCCCTAGTATGCGTTGCACTTGATTTGCTGGGCTATCCTGCGGAAAAAATTCCTGAGGATTTTGAGTGTGATCCGGCCAGTTTACCTAAGGATGCGTTTTTTCGTAGTTGGATACTTCGAGTTTACGATCTGCTGGTGTGCGATCGCGGGCTCGTGGATTCATTTATCTCTTATGTCGTGTTGTATCCGGGTGATCAGCCGCCCAATGAGGCTTTGTTAAATGATGATGTCGCCATCGAATACCTTCGTTCAAAGAATATCCTGTGAGTAAATTGATCTTTTAAATTAGAATTGCCATGGAAAAAATAAAGAAACCAATCCACGCCCCGGCTTGGATGAAAAACATGTCGCAGCATGATTTTATGGCATTTATGCGCTGGTATTTTCTCAGGGTTGAGGGGATTAAGTTATATCGGCGCGGGCGCTTTGCTCCGCATGGATGCTGCCCAGACACTATGCTTGCCGCAGACGAAATCCGCACAAAGGCAAACCTGCTCACAAGCGAGCAGCGAGAGAAAGCCTTCCTCTACGCCATGCGCATGATTTACGGCTCAGGCTAAATGATCCTACGTAGTGCAGTCGCACCCATTCGTCGTTATGCTCGGCTGAGCGCTACGCAGTAAATCCCATCGCCCATCGCCTCGCGCCCATCACCCCGCGCCCGGCGTGCGCCGGGCGCGAGTTGCGTCAAGTTGGGTGTAGTTGCGTCAAGTTAGGACGCCGGCATACATTTTTTTTGCAATGAAGTGAGCCCGGCCAGCGCGTGGAAGCCTCATCAGGGGTAACATGCGCGACGCTCTCACTCAGGTTCTCAGGGGCAACAGCTCCGGCCACAGCCGGCGCGGTGGGAGCGTCGCGTCTCCTGGCCGAGCGGTGCGCGGAGGTGCGGCGTGAAGAACGCTCTCGATCTTCTGGCGCAGGATGCCGCCCGCACCGACCGCGCCGTCGGTGCGCAGGTGCGCCAGATCTTCGGTGCCCCGCGCGAGCAGCGCAGCGACACCAGCCGCCTCGACCAGCCCTCGGAGTGGCTGATGCAAGCCATGCTTGCCGGCCCCACCAAGAGCGGCGCCAGCGTCAACGAGCAGACCGCCTTCAACGTCTCCGTGGTGCGCGCCTGCGTCGATGTGCGCGCCCTGCTCATCGCCATGCTCCCCGTGAAGGTCTTCAAGAAGACCGCGCGCGGCCCGCAGGAGCAGCGCGATCACCCGCTCGCCAAGCTGCTCCGCCGCAAGGTCGGCCCCGGCCAGACCTCCTTCAAGTGGCGGTATGCCTCCCAGGTCTGCCACGACATCGGCGGCAATGCCTACTCCCGCATCACGCGCAACGGCTTCGCCGAGGTGGAGAGCATCCGCTTCCTCAAGCCCGTCGACGTCGCCGTCCTCGAGAACAAGCAGACTGGCGCCGTGGGCTTCCGCCTCAGCGGCGTGGGTGATCTGCGCGATTACGAGGTCCTGCACGTCGCCAACCTCTCCACCAACGGCCTCACCGGCCGCTCCCCGCTGCACGATCTGCGCGAGGCCGTCGGCCTGGCCATGACCGCGGAGGAGTTCAGCGCCCGCAGCTTTGCCAACGGCAACCGCAAGCCCGGCATCCTGCAGGGCGGCCAGGCGATGACTTCCAGCAAGGCGCAGGAGTTCCTCCAGTTCTGGATGCGCAACTATGCCGGCGCATCCAACGCGGGGAAAAGCCCGTTCGTCTATGGCGGCGTCGAGTGGAAGGACGCCGGCTTCTCGAATCAGGACGCCGAGCTGCTGCTGACCCGCAAGTTTTCCGTCGAGGAAGTCGCGCGCGTCTACCACCTGCCGCTGCATCTCATCGGCTCCACCGAGAAGGCCACCACCTGGGGCTCCGGTGTGGAGCAGCTCAACCGCGGCCTCGTCGACTACACGCTCCAGCCCATCTGCACCAACTGGGAGGCGGAGATGAACACCACGCTCCTCACCGAGCAGGAACAGGACGAGGGCTATTACGTCAAGTTCGTGGTCGACGCCCTCCTGCGCGGCTCCTTCGAGTCGCGCGCCAAGATCTACCAGATCATGCGCGGCATCCGTGCCATGAGCGTGAACGAGATCCGCTCGCTCGAGGAAATGGAAGAGGCCGCCGACACCGGCGCCAACAACCTCGACTGGCCCATGAATAACCAAGGCGGCGGCGGCGCGCCTGCGCCCGCCCCGGCCGCCGCTTCTGCAACCGAGGACTGATCCCATGCTCCATCTCCGCCCGCTTCTTTTCCTGTCCGCGCGTGCCGTCACTCCCGCTGCCGCTCCCCGCCGCGAACTCCGCCGCCGCGACCGCGCCGCGGTGGAGGTGCGCGCCCGCTGCGGCAACGTCGAACTGCGCGCCGTCACCGACGCCGAGAAAGCCAGCGGCTACATCGGCGCCATCGAGGGCGAGATCCCGTATAACTCCGATTCGCACAAGATGCGCGACCGCGCCCGCGGCCGGCACTTCGTGGAGCGCCTTGCCCCCGGCGTCTTCAAGCGCTCGCTCGCGGAGGACAAGGACATCATGGCCTTTGCCGGCCACACGGAGGACCCGCTCGCCGCTTTCGCCCGCGTGGGCGAGAACCTCACCTTCACCGATTCCGACAGCGGCCTGCACTACCGCTCGCTCATCCCCGACACGCAGGCCGGGCGCGACCTCGTCACCCTCGTGCAGCGCGGCATCATCAAGGGCACCTCGTTTGAGTTCGAGGTGCGCGCCGGCGGGGAGAAGCGCGAGAGCGGCGCCGAGCACGATGTGCGCACGATCACCGATGCGCGCCTTTTCACGGTCAACCCCGTGGCCGACCCCGCCTATCCCGAGAGCGAGTTGACCGTGGCGCAGCGCTCCCGCGAGCGCGCCGGCGCGCTTCCCCAGGAGCAGGCCGATGCCACCGTCGAGACCCGCGGCCGCTACCTCGCCACCGATGCCTCCGGCCGGCTCGACTGGTATGACCCCACGCTCACGCCCGACGCCATCTTCGCCGGCAACGCGCTGAACCGTGCCACCTGGGCGCTCACCGATGCGCTCGAATACCTCCGCGCCATCGAGGCCGCCCCTGCCACCGGCGGTGCTCTCGTCGACTACGCCCGCGCCGAGGTCGCCGCCAGCACCGCCAACGCCAAGGCCATGCTCGATTGGCTCGCCGCCAACGGCACGCAGATCAACCCCGCCGCGGTCGCCCGCGCGCAGGAAAAACAGACCGAGGCGCGCAGTGCCCTCGGCGCCGCCACCCTTTCACACCCGCAGCCGTCCGCAAGGGAGAGGCTGCTGCGGATTCTCTAACCTCCCGCCAAGGACCCAGTCCCATGCATAAACTCAAGCTCCTCCACGAGCAAGTCGGCGCGAAGGCCAAGGAGATCCGCGCCTATCTCGACACCGCCGAAAAGGAAAAGCGCTCCATCCCCGCCGACGACGGCAAGCTCCGCCAGCTCGAGGCCGAATACGACAGCCTCAAGTCCACCTTCGAGCACGAGCTGCGCCAGCAGGCCCGCGAGAGCGGCCAGCCCGTGCAGCTCTCCCGCGACGAGCAGCGCTCCGTCGACCGCTTCGACATCGGCCGCGCCCTGCGCGCCTCCGCCGGCCTCGGCAACGAGAGCTTCGACGGCGTCGAGCGCGAACTCTGCGAAGAGGGCGCCAAGGAAGCCCGCGCCGCCGGCATCAGCGCCTTCAAGGGCATCATGCTCCCGCACGCCGTCGCCCGCCGCCAGGAGCGCGGTTACCGCGGCGCCCAGCGCGAGCTGCGCGACATGACCGCCACCGGCCAGACCTCGGTCGCCGGCGACCAGGGCGGCATGACGATCAGCACGCAGAGCGTCGGCCTGCTCGACGCCTTCTACAACGACGACGTGCTCGAGGCCCTCGGCATCACCACGTTCGATGGCGCGGTCGGCAACCTCGTCTTCCCGCGTTTCGTCCGCGGCACCGCTCCCGCCCACAAGGGCGAGAACGCCGCCGCCGATGAATACTCCGGCCTCACCGCGAAGCTCTCGCTCTCGCCCAAGCGCCTGCCCACCTACATCGACGTCTCGCAGCAGCTGCTCTTCCAGAGCGGCGTCAACATCCGCGCCTTCCTCGAGGCCACGATCATCCAGGAGCTGCGCTCCAAGATGCAGGTGGAGCTCCTCCACGGCACGGGCGGCAGCGACAATCCGGTCGGCGTGGCCGCCACCTCCGGCATCGGCGCGGTCTACGCCGGCGGCGCGACCGCCAACGGCACCAACGCCGACGGCGCCTACCCCGTCTGGGCCGACATGGTGAACCTCAAGAAGAAGGTCGCCGTCGCCAACGCGAACAAGAACCGCACGAACTACCTCTTCAACGAGTCCTTCGTCGGTCGCCTCGAGCAGACGGTGCGCGTCTCCTCCACGGACTCGATGTTCATCCTCGACGACCGCGCCGGCGGCCGCATCCTCGGCAAGGTCCCCGCGGTGACCAACGCCGTCAGCTCCACGCTGAGCAAGGGCGGCTCCTCCGGCATCCTCTCCGGCGCCTTCTACGGCAACTGGCAGGACCTGATCCGCGCCATGTGGGGCGGCTTCAACCTGCAGGCCGTCACCGACGGCACGCTGGCCACCACCGGCCTCGTGCGCCTCGTCGGCGCCGTCTACTACGACGGCGGCGTGCTGCGCCCGGCGAGCTTCGCCTACGGCGCCGACTTCAAGACCGAGTAAGCCCCGGTCGGATTCCCCTCGAGCCCACCGCGCAGCGCGGCGGGCTTTTTGGAGAAACTGACTCCGCAACCTCAACCCGTCTCCGCCATGCCTCGCTCTCCCATCCGAATTTTCGCGGCCGTCATCGGCTTGCTGTTCGCGCTCACCGCGCTCCCGCTCCACGGCGCCACCACGCTCACGCTTGCCACGCCCGCCAGCATCACCGCCACCGGCGGCGGCGTGGATGTGGATGCCTCCGGCCTCACGGGCGAGGCGCGCCTCTCCTTGCTCGCGCTCAACACCGCCGGCACCAACCCCACGCTCGCCGTCAAGCTGCAGGGCTCCGCGCCCTGGGCCGTGGGTGCCGTCTACACCACGACCGGGACCAACGACATCGTGCTCCGCAACAATACCAACGACAACATCCGCCTCGCCGCCAAGTGGACGCAATCCGGCGCCCGGCAGATCAAGCGCGTGGGCCTCATGCTCAAGAAAAACGGCACGATCACGAGCGGCAAGATCGTGACGCTCGAGCTCCAGACCAACTCCACCGCCGACCCCAGCGGCACGGCCGTGGGCGCCTCCGTGAGCGTGCAGACCGATGCCATCGGCACCGCCTACGATTGGGTGGTCTTCGAGTTCCCCAAGCCCATCGATGTGGCCGACTCCACCGTCTACTGGCTTGTGCTCACCGGCGATTACGACGTGTCGAGCACCAACAACATCACCTGGCGCACCACCACCGTGGCCAGCGGCGGCAACGCCAACGTTTACGACTCCGCCTGGTCCGCCGTCGCCACCAACTCCCGCGAGTTCTACCTGCACGAGTATAACTTCGCCGACGTCTCCGGCGCTACCTACTCCACGCTCAGCACGGCGGGCAACGCCACCGTGCAGACGCTCAGCCGCTACGCGCCGAGCCTGCCGCCCGTGCTCCGCCTCTACTTCACCGTGGGCGGCACCTCGAATCCCGCCTTCACCGTCGGCGCCGTGCTCAACGCCGAGCGCCGCCAGGAGCAGTAAGCCACCCTCAGCCCCGCACTCCCATGGAAAAGCGCAAAATCCTCATTCTCGACTCCACCGTCGTCGGCGGCGGCGTCTTCGCCGACCGCGGCGACATCATCGAAGTCTCGCCGCAAGTGGCGCAGGATCTCCTCAACGAGCGCAAGGCCACCGCGCGCCCCGAGGCCATCGCCGCCCGCGAGGCGCAGCTCGGCGCCGCTGAGCCCGCGCCGAAGCGCCAGCGCGCCGCGGTGGTGAAGAACCCCGAGAAGGCCGTCGCCTCCGCCGATTGATCGCGCCGTGTCCGCCGCGGCCGCCAACTTCCTCCTCCCCCACCTGAGCGTCGTCACCGCGCCCACGGTGGAGCCTGTCACCGTGGCCGAGCTCAAGGCGTGGCTGCGCCTCGACGGCGCGGAGGATGATGCGATGCTCGCCGGCCTCATCGGCGCGGCGCGCGCGGTTTTCGAGCAGCTCACCGGCCGCACGCTCATCGACACCACTTACCTCGTGCAGTGGGATGCGCTCCCCCGCGTCGGCACCTACGCCGGCGCCTGCCTCGCCCGCGAGCTGGAGCTGCCGCGCTCGCCGCTCAAGACCTCCAGCCCCGTGGCGTGGATCAAGTATCTCGATGCCGACGGTGCGGAGCAGACCTTCTCCTCCGCCTCCTACCACGTCGAGACCGGCCGCGATGCCGGCCGCTTGCCGCGCGTGAGCCTCAAGCCCTCCGCCTCGTGGCCAGAGTTGGGCCTCTATACCGGCGCGCTCCGGTGCCAGTTCACCGCCGGATACGGCGCCGCCGCCACCGCGGTGCCGCAGGAGATCAAGGTCGCGATCAAACAGCTCGCCGGCCACTTCCACGCCAACCCGCTGCCGGTGAACGGCGGCAACATCGTCAACGAGCTTCCGTGGTCGCTCGCCGCGCTCATCGACCTGCACCGCATCCGCAGCCTCGCCTGATTACCCATGCTCACCGCCACGATCAACCCCGCGCGTTTTGACTGCCGCCTGGCCGTGCTGCCCAGCGTGCAGGGCCGCGATGCCATCGGCGGGGTGGTGGAGCAGGGCGGCCCCGCGGCCACGTTGCACGCGGAGCAGGTGTCGGAGACCTCCCGCGCCTTCACCTCCGCGCAGGCCCGCCACACGGAGCTGGATGCCGTCTTCCGCGTGCGCCACCGCAACGACCTCGTGCCCGGCTGCCGCCTGCGCCACAGCGACGGCCGCACCTTCGAGGTGCTCGCCCAGCCCACCGAGGAAGGCCGCCGGCAATACCTGCTCGTTGCCTGCCGCATCCTCAATCCCGCCCGTCTCGCCTGACCACCCATGCGCCTCTACCTCGACATCGACACCGGCCAAGTCTCCTACACCCTGGGCGGCCCCGTCGTCAGCACATTCGTGATTTACCTGCGCGACAAGCTCCCCGTCGAGCTCGTCTATGTGCAGGCCGGCGAGATCGTCACCGATGAGATTGTCGATGGTGGCACGAACATCCTGCAGCGCATCGGCCTCAAGTCGGTGCCTTCCGGCACACTTCTTGCCGGTGCGTCAAGTTACACGGTCGAGACTGCTGGCTCCGGCGAGAGCGCTTTCGACTACTCCGCGGCTCTACTCTCGCTCAACACCACGGCGCTGATTGATTACTTTGCCGCCAACGTGGCGCCCGGCGCTCGGGATGCGACGATGCTCTTTGAGGTGGAGACGAGCGCGATTGATTTCACGAGCCGCGTCACGCGCCTCCAGATCAGCATCACCGTGCGCCGCGATGTGCTGCAGCCGACGGATGAAGACCCGATCTCCGCCGACGAAGCCGCCGGCCGCGCCGAGACCGCCGCCGCCAATGCGGCACTGGCGGCAGTCGCCGCGGCCGCCAGCGCCGAGTCGGCATCTGATGATGCCACCGCCACCGCCGCCGACCGCGTGCAGACCGGACTCGACCGCGTCGCCACGGGCGCCGATGTCACCGCCACTGCCGCCGATCGCGTGCAGACTGGCCTCGACCGCACCGCCACGGGCGCCGATGCCACCGCCACTGCCGCCGACCGCGTGCAGACTGGCCTCGACCGCACCGCCACGGGCGCCGATGCCACCGCCACTGCCGCCGATCGCGTCCAGACCGGCCTCGACCGCACCGCCACGGGCGCCGATGCCACCGCCACGGCCGCCGATCGCGTGCAGACCGGCCTCGACCGTGTTGCCACTGCCGCCGACCGCGTGCAGACCGGGAGCGACCGCTCCGCCGCGTCATCCTCCGCCGCGTCGGCGGCGGCCAGCGCGGCCGCCGCGATCAATGCAATCCTCCTCCAATATAAAGGAGCGATCGCCGCCTCGGCGGTTCCCGCCACCTCTACCGCGGCGGGGGATTATTACCGCATTTCCACTGGCGGCAACGCGGCCAATGTCACGGCCCCGGTCAACAACCCGTCTCTGACTGTCGGCGACTGGATCGCCTACAACGGCACCTCCGGCAACTGGACCCGCATCCCTGCTGGCGCAGTCGACGAGGCCCGTATCCTCCGCGGCGACTCCTCCCGCCGCGTCGCGGGTTACGTGCAAAGCGACGGTGCGACCTCCAATCGCGCTGCTGGCATTTATGGACCGTTCGACGCGACGCTCAATCCTCGCGGCTGGCTGGCGGGCGTGGCTGCGCTCACGCCTCTCATCCGCGTCACGGTGCCGACCGCGTCGAGCACGGCTGAGATTTGGGGTGCGTCCTCGTCATCCACCGCGCTCGCCTCCGCAACTGCGTGGAGCATCGGTCTCGCTTGGTCCGGCAACGACCTCGTGCTCCGCTGCAACGGCGCGACTCCCGCGACGGATTATCGCACTGTCACATGGACCGGGCTCCGCACGACGTGGAGCGGGCAGGAAATCACGCTTGAGCCTTCCATCGTGGCGGGCACCGGAACGCCCACGCTCAAAGTCAACGGTGTGCTCACCGCAGGCACCGCCGCTGACGGCGCAGGCACTGACCCGGATTGGCTGTCCACTTCTCTTGTCTCGACTTGGCATGTCGTCGGCTACAACTGGCCGATTGGTGTCGCTCCACGCGTCGTCCCTATCCTCGGTATCATCACCGATGCCGAGTCCGATGCGTGGCGTCTGCGCGGCGTGCTTCCATTTTGGGTGGTCTCGGGTGGCCATGCGGCAAACCTAATCACCAACGGCGGATTCGAGACTAACACCAACGGATGGGCGATCTTTGCCGGTGGTGCGATTTCCCGCATCACCTCGGATTTCTACGTCGGAGCTGCTTGCTTGCAGGTGATCGCCAGCTCCTCCGGCGACGGCGTGCGCACCGATTCCAGCGGTGGCCCTGTGGCGCAGCCGACCGCCAAGCGTTACTCGACCCGCTTCGCTGCCAAGTCCGTCAGCGGCAACACCACGCTCCGCATCGCGCGTGGCAATGGTTCGCAACAGGTGCAAGTCACGCTGACCAGCTCGTGGCAGGTGTTCGACGTTGCCGTCAACGGCACCGAATCTCCCTCCACCGCCACAAATCTGCTGGCCTTTTACCTCGCCGGTGCCGGCACATTTTTGCTCGACGATATTTCGGCGCGGCAAGACGGAGCCAGCACCGTGCCCGTGGTGCAGCCTTGCCTCGTGATTGGTGACGCCTCACACATAGGCGATAACCAAGGGCGGTTGCTCGGCTGTCTGCCGGTCACGGATGAGCAACGTTGGCGCATCGTGGCCCGCACGCACACCAGCGCTGTGCAGGACGTGCAGGCGTTCGGCGGTCCGATTTTCATGGAAGCCAACCGCAGCCGCATCGACTCGTGCGCGGCCATCCAAAACAGCGGCGGCGCGCTGAACATCCAGATCGGCTCCACGTCTGGCGGTTCCGACCTCGTGGCCAGCACGAGCATCGCCAGCGGCTCCACGCCAACAGAGCTGACCCTCACGCTCCGTTATCCGCCCACGCAAAATCTGTGGGTGCGCCGCGTCGCAGGCGCAGGCACCGCACCCTTCACCGTCACGCTCGAAGGCCACCGCATCGGCAGCAACCCGTAAGCCATTATGGAGCCCTTCACCGAATACTCCGTCACCGTGCCCGCGCTGGGCACCGTGACCATTCTCGACCCGCAAGGCGAACCCGGATACCGCGTGCGACTGCCGAGCGGCGAAGTCACCGCATTCCCCGCCGCGAGCAGCAACCCGTGCGAGGCGAACGCCGTGGCCGACATCGAGGCCGCACTGGCGACGCCGCCACCCGCGCCCGTGCCGAGCGAGCTGACGCGTTTCCGCTTCATCGTAGCTCTCCGTCGTGAGCTGGGACTGGATGAGGGGGCGGTTTATGCGCTGCTCTCCGCTCTTCCGGCTGGTGATCTGCAAGACACGGCCCGCGACGGATTCGAAAACGCAAGCGTCTTCAAGCGCACCAACCCGCTGCTCTCTGCCCTGGCCCAGGCCGGCAACTACACTTCCGCGCAGATCGACGACCTCTTCCGCGCCGGTGCCGCCTACACGGACCTCGACTGATTTTCCCATGAAACCCATCCGCCTCCTCCTCATCGCCGCGACCGTTCTGCTCGGCTTCGCGTTTCTCCCGGTTGTCGCCTTCGCGCAGTCCGGCACGCCGGCTTCGATCTCCGGTTTTCTCACGCCAGAGCTGGTCCAGGGCCTTGTCACGGTCATCACGCCGCTCGTCATCGCTGGGATCAAGAAGCTCATTCCGGGCATCAAGGGCGTATATCTTCCCTTTGCCGCGCCCGTGGTGGGCCTCGTCGCCACGCTGGCTTCCAACTATGCCGGCGGCCCGGAGGTGCACTGGCTGGCCGGCGCCGTCGCCGGAGCGCTCGGCCTGTGGCTACGTGAGGCCGCCGACCAACTCAAGAAGGCAGTGCCCCAGTGACCTGGCTCTCCCTCCTCCTCCGCCTCGCGGTCGCCGCCCTCGAACTCTGGCTGGCCCGCGAGCTGAGAGCCGAGGAACACGACCTCGCCAACGATGAAGCCGAAATCCAACGCCTCCGCGCTCGCGGCGATCCTGCTGCTCAGCTTGCTGCTGACCGGCTGCGGGCACGTATTCTCCGCGCCCGCGGAGTCGTCGCTCGCGTCCAGCGCGCTCTACCAGCCGCCGGTCCTGAGACTGGAGAAGCGCCAGCTGGTGGCGACGAAGGACGGCCTCTACATCCCGGCTCGGGATGAGGTCTGGCACTCCGACGCCCGCTACCGCCAGCTCGAGCAGGAAATCATCGACCTCGCCGCCGCCCTCACCGCCGAACGAAAGAAGCTCAAGTGACCTCCCCCCGCGTGCAATTTGACTGGACCGTGACGCTCGGCTCCGTCGTCTCCACGCTCCTGTGGATCGGCGGCGCCGTCTGGTTTGCCTCCACGCTCACCGGCCAGGTAAACGAGCTGCAGCGCGCCCGCGATGACCACGCCGTGCGCCTGCGCGCCGTGGAGCGCGAGGGCTCCGAGGTGGCCCGCGCCGACCACAAGCGCATCGAAATCATCGAGCGCCGCATGGAGGCCAGCGACGCCACGCTGGCGCAGATGCGCGACCTGCTCTCCCGCATCGACGAAAACGTGAAGGCCCTCAAGGAGCAGCAACCCCGCGTCAAGTGACCGCCATGCAGCCGCATCGCCCTTCGCCCTTCGCCCTTCGCCGTTCGCCCATGTTCCCATGAGCCTGCGCACCTCCATCCATGCCACGCTGCTCGCCGCCGGCGACGTCACCGCGCTCATCGGCGCCGGGGCGCTGTGCCGGCACTACCCCGGCCGCGTGCCGCACAATCCGGATTATCCCTTCGTGGTCTCTTCCGAGATCGCCAGCGACGCGCAGGAGACCCACGGCACCGCCACCGATGCGGAGGACACCCTCGACGAGACGCTGATGCAGTTCTCCTGCTACGCGCCCACGCTGGCGGTGGCGCTGGCGGTGCGCGCGGCGGTGCGCGCGGCCTTCCTCGACGACGACAGCGCCATCCTCGCCACGGCGCACATCGTGGTCACCTCCCCGCAGACCCGCGAACTCTACGAGGACGCCGCCGACCTGCACTGCGCCCAGCTCGACCTCACCTTCTTCCACAACCCGCAGACCTGACCGCTCACAGCTCACTTCCTCCCGCTCACCGCTAACCAACCACCACCATGGCCAAATACTCCGCCAAAGGCGTCATCGTCAAATACGCCGCCACCGCCACGCCCACGACCGAGATCACGCAAAAAGCCGAGGTCTCGTTCGAGGATGGCGATCGCACGCTCATCGACACCACGACGCACGAAACCACCACCGCCCGCAGCTACAGCGACTCCGGCCTCCGCGACACCTTCGCCGTCGGCCTGCGCCTGCTGCTCGACCCCGCCGACACAATCCACGAGCTCATCCGCTCGCACCACAACGCCGGCACCATCGGCTACCTCACCCTCGTGCTCCCCGATGCCGGTGCGGCGCAGTGGGCCGGCTCCGGCATCTGGACCTCGTTCAACATTGAGGGCATGACCGCCGACGGTATGCTCGCCGCCCGCGGCCGCTTCAAGTTCACCAGCGTCGAGAGCTTCACCGCCTGAGCGCCATGACGTCGCCCACCGCGCCCGTCATGGTCGTGCTCGACCGGCCCCGGCCGCTGCGTTGGACGACGCGCGCCGAGATCCGGCTCGCCTCGCTCGACCGCCCCCCGGCCTTCGCCGACCTGGCCAAGCCTCGGCGCATGGCTTACGCCGTCGCCGCCCACCTCTGGGCCGCCCTCGACGAATCCGGCCAACCCTTCGCCGTGCCGGAAGACCTCTCCGTCCACCTCGACACGCCCGAGAAATTCAACGCCGCCTTCGACGCCCTCGTGCGCGCTCTCCGCGCCGCGGGAGTTATCGCCGATGAAAAAAAAACGAGCGCGCCCGCGACGATCGTCTCGACGAATGGGCCTTCCGCGTCCTCGAGCTCGGCCTCGGCGGCGCCGGCCATGACCCCATCGACCTGACCCCCGCCGAACGTCAGGCGCTCGTTCGCGCCTGGCGCCGCCGCGAACGCCGCCACTCCCTCCGCTTCGCCTCCGTCATCGCCGCCTTCGTCGGCGGCGACCCCGAATCCCTCCTCGAACCCATGCCCGCCGAAACCGAACACGAACGCGAAGAGCAGCAACGCGCCGCCGCCGCCAGCCAGCGCGCCCTCGCCGCCGTGCTCGCCGCCCACCTGAAAAAAGGTCCGTCCTCCACCTGAATCATGGCCGCCAACCGCCTCAGTGATGCCACGGTCGGACTGCTCGGTGAGCAGGAGGTGCGGCGCTTTCTTCGCGAATTGCCCGCCGAAGTGGCCTCCCAAGTCCTCGGCGAGCTGGTCAAGGCCGGGGCGCAGCCCATCCTCGACATCGCCAAGGGTCTCGTGCCCCAGCGCACGCGGGCGCTCCGCGAGTCGCTCACCTTCATCGTCCGTAAGTATCCGCGCAGCGGCAAGGCCGCGGCGGTCATCGGCCCGGCGCGCGGGTATTTCGGCGGCGGCCAGCGGCTCGGGCCGGGCGACGATTTCGACGGGGCCGACGTGCCGGCCAACTACGCGCACCTGGTGGAGTTCGGCCACCGGGTCGTCAACCCGCGCCTTGGCGGCACGCTGCGCAAGGGCACGGCGCGCGCCCAGGGCCGTGTGCCGGCCAAGCCCTTCCTCCGCCCCGCCGCGCAGATCGGCGCCGGGCTCGCCGTCTCCGCCATGGCCGCCGCCGCCGCGCAGGGCGTCGAGCGCGTGCGCCGCCGCCTCGTGCGCTCCGGCCAGATTGCCGCCTGACCTTCTTCCCTCATGGCTTCCCGCAAAACCATCGGCACTCTCGCCCTCCTCCTCACCGGTGACACCGTGGGCCTCGCCCGCGAGTTCAAGCGCGCGGATAGCATCATCGAGCGCTCGTCGAAACGGTGGAAACGCGAGATCAAGCAGGGCCTGAAAATCGGCCTCGGCGCCGTCGGCGTGGCCGGCATCGCGAGCGGCATCACCGCCGAAATCCGCCGCGTGGTCACCGACATCGAGAACATCCCAGGCGTGCCCGAGGATACCGTGCGCAGCATCAAGGAGCTGCGGAACGATTTCCAGGAGGCGCGCGGCGTCATAGCCTCTTTCGTCGCGGAGGGTGTCGTCGGCTTCGCCAAGCTCGCGCAGGGGATCGGCTACGCCGCCGCGGCGTGGGAAGCGGGCTTCAAGGCCAACGGGCTCCTCTTCTCGCTCATGAACCCCGGCGCGAGCTTCGGCACCGGCCTCGGGGTCGTGGCGGCCAACGCTCCCGCGGTCACGCCGGTCGACTCGACCGATGCGGCCGCCACGGTGGACGAGCGGAAGGTGCAGGCCGCCCTGCGGGATTTCTTCGCCCCGCTCGACGCCGCGAGCAAGGCCCGCGAGGACCGCCTCGCCCGGCTGGCCGAGAGCGTGTTCGAGAAGACGCGCACCCCGCTTGAGCAGTTCGCCGAGGACATGCGTGAGCTGGGCCAGCTCGTCCGCGGCGGCCTCATCTCCTTCGACACCTTCGACCGGCGGCGCGTGCAGCTTGAGGAAGAGTTGCGCAAAGCCACCGCCGCTCCGGCCGCGTTTGCGCCGCTCACGCCGCGCGCCCCGGAGACCGACGCCCTCGGACGGCTTGGCCTCATCACGGGCACCCCCGGCCCGGAAAATTCCGAGCAGCGCAAGCAAACCGGTGTCCTCGAACAGATCCGCGACCTTCTCCGCGCCGCCAACGCGCGGCAGGGCATGGTCGGCAGCCCCATCTATTGAGCCATGTCCTTCGCCACTATCTCCGCCTTGCAGATCCCCGGCTCGCCGGAGGATGTCAACGACACCAGCGGCCGCGCACTGCGCTACACCTACCGCGGCAGCAGTGCCTCTCTGGCTGCCAATCGTCCTGCCGTCGGAGACGATTGGGATGGGCGCGAAGTGGTGCGCACATCCTACCAGCGCGTCGGCCGGTCGAATATCTATGAGCTGACCGTCGACGCCCGCACCGAGTCCTCCGCGCCGTCAGTCATCGGCTCCGCGCAGATTACAAACGAAGAGTTTCCCGTGCTCGAACTCGACAACGAGACGGTCGAGAAAAGCCTGCGCCAGCATCCGGCCTTTGCCGGCTTCGCCGCCGCCGACTGGCAGGCTATCGACCTCTGGATCGCCGAGACCGACTCCGACAAGCGCGCCGCCTACCAATACTGGAAGCGCGACGCCTCCGGAAACACCACCGGCACCGTGCAGACCCTAAGCGCCACGCCCGACCCCGATGGTTCGCCGCAGGATTTCGCCGCGCTTTATCTGCTCGGCGTCACCTCGTTCCTCGATTTTGCGCCCGTCGCCCGCAAGACCTCGCTCTACAAGGGCTCGACGCCGCCCACGACGGGCGACATCGGCCAGAAGATCGGCGGCGACCCCTTCACCGGCGTGCCGAGCGGCTACGAATGGGTAAAACGGGCCGACCGTGCGACCAAGCAGGGGCGCGGCTTCACCTGGACCCGCGTGGAGGAGTGGATCGGCGCCCGCGCCGTGTTGGTGGACAAGGACGAAATTTTCCTTTGAGCACACAAACAGCTCGAAATGAAGCCCCGCGCGCGCGCGATTTAACCCGATGCCCAGTCTCCCGCGAGAACCCGTCGACGGCCAGCCGCTGACCCCCGCCTGGGGCCGGATGCTGCAGCGCGCGGTGAAGGAGCTGCTGGGGCCAAGGACGCCGGGCGCGGGCGTGGCTGCGGTGCCGCGCCGGGCAAGTGGCGCGGCGGTGGTGCGGCAGCCTTTTGACCTTTTCCTCGCCGATGCCGGTGGCGGCAACAGCACGGCCACGATCTGGCCGGGCACTCTCAACCAGCTGCTGGTCTCAAACTATGCCACCGGCGTCACCGTGCCGCAGACCGGCACGCGCTATCTCGTGGTCGACTGCACGACCGCCGATGGAGAGATCACCAGCGCCGCGCTGGCCGCGGACTCGACCGCGCCCGGCGCCATCGCTCCCACGCAGGGCACGCCTCCGGTGGCTTTCAAGCTGCTCGTGGGGATCGTGGTCGATAACGTCGCCTACAAGGTCTGGACGGCGGGCAACGTGCTGGCCTCGCCGGTGGAGTCGTTCCGCGTGGACAAGGCCAGCCCCGTGCCCGGCTCGTTGCCGTATGACATCTATTACACCTGGGAGCTGACGGGGGCGTGAGCGATGCCGTGGACGTATTACAGCACCTACGTGCCGACGGTTTACACCGTCACGCGCAGCGGAAATAGAACCTATGAATCTGTTGCCACTGACACAAACTACAACAGCTATTCGAATGTATCGAGTTCGTTCTCTGAGCAGCATCATGGCTCTTATGAGAGTAGCGGGACCTCCGTGTATGGTTCCTCGCGAACTTATGATGAAGTTGCGCTTCCGACCAGTTTGGTGCCTTTCCCGGATGGCGATACTTATGCCGAGAACTACGTCACAGTAGTGCGTCATGCCGGCTACACGGCAACCTATGGCACCACTTACTCCGCGGGCGGCTCAACCACAGTCGGAACAGTCGTGACGCTGAGCAACAGCACGGCCAGCACCACGACGCAGCATTCCGTGGCGCCGGCCACGATCAACACCAGCACGATGATTACCGGCTCCGCCACGATGGCGCGCAGCACGGTCTATGCGGCTGGCACGAGCACGCAGAGCAGTTCGTATTTCCCGAGCACCACGACCGAGATCAGCACATCCACTGCGGCGGGATCGACGGCGACTTTTAGCACGACATACGAGGACGACCCCGAGACATACACGCAAACCTCCACGGCCACGGACACGATCACGTTTACATCCAGCAATTACACCGTGACGGATGGGTCGGTGATGACGTCGAGCTATGTGTCGATGCGGGCGACAAGCACGGTGCTTACGGATACCAGTAGCCGCACCTCCGCGGGTTTATTTAGCAGCACCCTCACGCGCACGGCTTACACGGCGGAACTGCAGATGATCATTGAAGCGCGGGAGCATGAGGCGCTCTGGAGCTTTACCGGTTACTCAACGACGCCGGGCTTTATTTCGGACGTGGCGGATGTTTTTACAAAGACCACTGTCACACGCACTCTGGCTAGCACAGCGCTGGATTGGGCGCAATTTTCCAGCCTGTTCCTGACTACAAGCACGACGTATTCAGCGACGTTTGTGACGGGCACTACCGGCGCCACATACACGCGCAGCACGAGTTATTCCGTTACGGTCACGCGTGCTTCATTCTCCGCCGGCCTGCCGATCGCGGGCACATCATCGCAAACCGTGCGGCTGGTCTCCACCACCACTGCCAGCGTCATGCTGGAGGCGACGGCAGGCTCCACGCAGGGCATCGCATCGGGCATCTCGACCACGACGCAGGCGACAAGCCGCACGCTCGTGAGCTTGGTCACCTACACGGCAACAACGGCTTCGGCTCCAGATGCCACCAGCACGGCCGAGCTTGTGTCTATCGTGACGAGCACGGCTACCGCCTCGAGCACGGCCAACGTGGCATTTGGTCTGCCCTTCTTTCAGGGAAGTGCGCACTCTTTCTCGCGCTCAATCGTGAGCTTTGGGACTCAGCTTTTCACCGAAACTTATGCCGCCGGTGGGACTTTCTCAACGCTGACATTGGCCACATTGGTGGGTGGCATCGGCTCTATGTCGCGCACGCATTGGCAATCCTCAGGTGGCTGGCAGGACCATACTGCCATCGGTGATGCCGGTGCGATTTATACCGGCCTCACCGCTGGCCCGGCATCGGTTTATTACCCGTTCACCGCTTATGGACGGCGCGGAGGCATCGCGGCTTTGGTTTTTTATCCTGGCCGGACTACTGCGGAGACGGCGGGCACTACCTACAGCTACGAATGGAGTGGCTCAGTGCTGTCATACACTAGCGCGAGCGCGGCGTCTGCATCAGGCGCTGGCACGGTATCTGTTTCTGGCACGGCGCAGAGCACAGTGCATCAGGCCAACGCTACGCGTTTAGACTCTGGATTCGGAGGGACGGGCCGGCGTTATTCAGTCGGTGGTCTGGGAGGCGACGCCAGCACCGTAGTGCACGGCATCGGCCCCGGCGCCGTGCGGCGCACCCGCTACGATTCCACCAGCTCAACGGTCGACACGACCGCTTACTCGGTGCGCGAAACCTACAAGCTCTCTGTAGCTGAGGCTGGGGAGTTGCACTCCGCGGTGATGATGACGCGCAGCGAGACCAACACGCGGAATTTTGATCAGTTACTCGGAACCACAACTTCCTATTCGAGGCACCCGTTATCATGAGCACGCCGCTCGTCATCACCATTTGTGCCACCGAGGCCTACACCTACGCCATGCGCGAGCAGGCTGTCCGCATCGTGGCAAACCTCGGCGATGAGCCCGCCGGCAAGGTCCTGCTCGTGGGCGATAATTCCGCGGCGTTGCGCGACGTGGTGAAGTTCTACGGCACGATCTTGCCCGAAGGCTGGAGCGTGGATCACGTTGCCCTTGGCGGGGTGCGCGACGGCGCAGAGAATTACAAGGTCGATGCCCAGCTGCTCATCGCGAAGCTGCGCACGGCGGCGTTCACGAAGGCGCGGCAGTTGCGCGCGCAGCTTACGTGGTCGCTGGATTCCGACACGCTCCCGCCGGCCAATGCGCTGCGCTGCATGAAGACGATGCTGGCGTTTGACGGGGGTTACTACTCGGTGAGCACCTGCCCATATCCCAACACGGCGTTTTTGGGCGGCCGTGGCTCGCCGCGCGCGCCCATTGCGGAGGATTTTTTGCCGCACGAACGCAAGTTGCCCCCGGAGTTGAAAGCCCAACTCGAGGCCAACGAGGCCGAAATGAAGGCCCTCGCCGGCGCAGCTCCTTCGCCTGAGCAGCTGGCGCGCTGGGATGAAACGAACAAGAAGATCCGCGAGTGCCCGCCCGATGGTAGCATCTGGGAGGTAACAGCCAAGCATGGCTGGCGCGCTCGTGGCTGGCTCGACCATGCTTATCCAGCCATCGGCCGAGGCGCCGTGGTGCCGAGTGATTGGTGCGGGTTTGGCTGCACCCTGCTCAACGCGCAGGCCTTGGCCTTGGCGATCTTCGACGGCTACGAAGGCAAGGGCACCGAGGACCTGTTTATCTGCTGGCATCGTTGGTATCCGGCGGGTCTGCGCATCAACGTCATCACGCATTGCCCCTGCGACCACATCATCTGGGAAAAGAAGAAAGGCGGCGACGCGAGCCGCTACACCCACATCCGCGCCTTCCACGAGACTGAGGGCGAATGCGCTGGGCACCTCCGCACGCACCACCAGCCATGGCAGCCAATGCATTGAGACTTTAGGTGTCGCGCGGGCCACATCGGCCCGACCTCTCCAGGCCAAACCGCTCAGATCTGGGCGCCGCGCGCCGCCTGGGCCCCGAGGTCGGGCCGCCCCACTTTACCCGCGGGGGGGGCGGTTTGAAAGTATAGGAGGTAACCCGCTGAGACCGACAGGTATCTCCGTCTCGTATCCGCGCAAAATTGGAAATAGGGGGAGGGTTGCCCCAATCTTGCCCCAATTTTGGACTCTAGGGCTAGTTCGAATCTCACCGCCCCGACCATCGGATTGAAAACGCACGACGGGACTTGATGCGTTTCTTCGCGACTAATCGCGACAGGGAGAGGAACTTGCAAGAGTTTGTTTCGCGGCACGCTGTGACCGGGCGCGACAGCTCGCGACTCGAAAAGACCGCAGGATGTGCACGTTTCTGTATACACCGAAAAGGCTCCGTTACGTGCCGGTATTGCCGGCCAGAATGTGCCCGGGTGAAGCGAGCGAAGGGAGGCTTTGCACGGCAGCCACGAGCGGCAATTGCGCCGCATCCGTGTAGATTTTCATCGTGAGCTTGATGTCACTGTGGCGCATCAGCTCTTGCACGGAACGAGGAGCGACGCCGGACAAAGTGAGATTTGTCCCGAAGGTCATGCGCAACGAATGCAGGTCCGCACGCCGGCCAAGTTGATCTTCAAACGGAACGCCAGCCGCGCGCAGGTCCTTTTTGAAAGTCGGAATGCGCGGCACGAGGCCAGCAAGCGCGAGGCCGAACGGTGCCGCATCAACCGGCTTGAACGCGAGGAGCGCGGCCACGAGTTCAGGATGCAGCGGAATGACGGCATCCTTGCGGTTCTTCGTCATGCTGGCGCGCACGCGTAAGGTCGGCGTGTCGCCGTCTAGGGTGAAGTCGCCCCATTGCAGTGCCATCATTTCGGCTCGTCGCAATCCGGTGAATGCGGCCACCCGATAGACGAGGGCACGATGCGCCGGCGCAGCCGCAAGGAGCCGCACCAATTCGGCATGCGTGAGGGCGCGCCGGTGTTGCTTGCGCGTCGCCCTGGTGTCGATGCGTTCCACGTATTCGAGCGGATTGACGTCGAGCCGCCGCTGATACTTGAGCCAGCCGAGGAACGTCATCATCGCCGCCAGCAGGTCGTTCAGCGTTTTTGGTTTCAGGCCGCACTTGGCGCGCCACTCGCAAAACGAGCGTGCGCTGACATCGGCCAGCAGACGCCACCGACAACGCGCAAAGAGCTTGGCCAGTGTCTTCGCGTATTTCGTGGTTGTGGTCTTCGCCCGTCCCTTGGCTTCCAAGTCTTCGAGGAAGGCCGCCAGAAGCTCAGCAAGGGGCGTTGCTGACGCTTCGCGCACCGTTTGAGGGGGTAGGAGCCCCGCCGCCTCCCTTTGGCGTTCCTTGGCGGTTTCTAGCAGCTTGGCGGTGGCAACGAGTTTGTCGCTCGTTTGGAGCGAGAAGACGCTGACGCGGTGCTGGCCAGCGAGGCGGAGCTTGCCCCACCAAATTCCGTTTCGTTTGAAGGCGTAACAGATCATTCGTTCAGGTTGCAGGACCTCGCGCCCGGGTGAGGCGGTCGAGATACTGCGAAACATCGGAGGCCGGCCATCGGGACGACCTTCCGATTTTGAGAGGGCGGGGGAATTTCCCCCGCGCGATTTCCCGCTCGAGCGTGCGCTTGGAGACGGCGAGCCGCTGGGCGGCTTCGTCGCGGGTCAGGAGGGCGTCACCGTTCATTGCTCGTCCTCCTCATCTTCCAAGCCCGCCTCGCGGCGTTTGGCGTAGCGGTGAAGCTGGCTGTGGTGAACCTTGAGGCCGTGCTTTTCCAGCCACTCGGATACTTCGCGCCAGCTGTAGCCCTTCTCGCGAAGGGTCGAAACGCTCTCCCAGTAGCGACCGAGAGACACCTTTTCAGGCATCTTCTCGGCCGACGAGAGCAGGTCTTGCGGGTCAGGTTGTTTGCTCATGGACATGCAGCGACAACATGCGACAGATTGCGACGAGTCAAGACGCATCGCGCTAATTCGCGCCGCAACAGCGCTTGAACTTCTTGCCCGACCCGCAGGGGCACGGGGCATTTCGCGGAGTCTTCGGCGGTGCGATGCTCGGCATGGTGACCGCAGGTGCCCAGAACGAAGCGGGCAGCGATGCCCACGAATCATCCGGTGCGGCGCTCGGGGTCGATTGCTTCACCGCTGCCGCGGGCTTCGGTGCCTTGGGCTCCTCGGGCTCACTCAGCGGACGCGGTAGCCATTCGGTCTCCCTCGCGCTGCCGTCCATGTAGGCCCGCAACGCAAGTGCGACCAAGGACGAGAAATTGCTTCCGCGACGACTCGCGAACGAACGCGCCTCCCGATGCAGGAGCGGTCCGATGGAAACGAGAACACGCTTCTTGCTCATTGGAGTATATACGTCCCGTCAGTTGTCACCACCTTGAACAAGGAAAGGGCGGAGCCCCGGGCGCTGCGCGCCCGGGGGCCCCGCCGCTCTCCCAAGTTCGAGGCAGCGGACGCGCTTGCGGCGCCGTTGGTTGCTGTTGACGGGGCGAGGGGAGCGGAGGAGCGAACGGCCCGCCCTCGCTCGATACGCACAACCCCACCACCTAAATTTAGGTGGTAGAAACCGACGAGGGCCACGCCGGGCACTTCCGTGTCCCGGCTAACAGGGGGCGACTTTCGCCCCCTGACCCCCGTCGCCCGTTCGTGAGCGTCAGCGGTTGCGTGCACGGCGGAGGTCGTTGGCGAGGATGCGACGTTGCGCAGGCGAGAGGCACGCCGCGAGGGTGCGCACCTTGAGCTCGACCGAGCCGGGCACGTCGTCAGCGAAGACGAGCGCGGTTAGATCGTGGAGGCTGTAGCCTCGAAACGTGCGCGGATGTGCACGTTTTTGTATACGCTGCATGAGGACACTTTCGTTTGTTGTTGTGTCCCATCTTTTTGCTCAGCCGGGGCTGTGAGTTCGAATCTCACCGCCCCGACCATCGGGAAAAGAAGAAGCCGCTTACGTTCGTAAGCGGCTTCTTCTTTTTCCTGTC